AGAGTAAACGCTGTTGCGCCAATATTCGAGGCGGGCATGGTTTGGTATCCAGACCGTAAGTTTGCTGATGAGGTTATTGAGGAGTGCGCTGCATTTCCACTAGGTGAATACGACGACTTAGTAGATAGTACAACTCAAGCCGTAATGAGATTTAGACAAGGTGGCTTTGTGGAACATCCTGAAGACTACGATGATGAACCTGTATCCCACCAGCAGAGGACGTACTATTAATGAAATTTATACAAGAATTATTAAACAATCTTTTTTTTAAGATTACTAGATCTTCAGCGCCGCAATCAACCAAAGACGAAATAGTACAAATTCTTAATAAAACAATTGATGATGTATCTGCTGGAACTAAAAGAATAGATGATCAGATAGCAGACCTAAGAGCTCTAGAAAGACAAATTGATGAAATAACTCAAAACCGAACTAGTTTGGGCACAGCAGATGATTTAGAGTTTACTAAATTTAAAACAGAAAATACTGCTCTTGATGATTTATTAAATGAATTTTCTACAAAGACAGGAGCTAGTCCAGAAGAGGCTAGAAGAGTTTTAATTGAAAAATACAACGAGGGTTATCCGCCAGGTAGTCCAAAGAGAATGTCTGATGAGGATGATGATCGTCTAAGAGCATTTATCGAGTCTCAGAAACTAATGGGCAATGAACAAGACATGATGATCGACGTTCTTGAAAACGCACAGTTACCAGAGGATCAATTAAGAGCTATACGAGAAATTGCAGAAGAGGGAAGGACAGAAGGTCTTCCAAGTATTCAGGCTGGCGAAAAGAGCATCTCTGATGAGATTGATGACATGATAAAAGCGACTCAACAAAAAAATACAGACCTAGCAAGAGTTGAAGAGCTCATGATGAACCCAGACAACTTTGGTAAAAGTTTTGATGAGATACTGCAAATGGTGCAGGATGAAAAAGTTATACCAATCGATAGATCAAAGAAAGCAGAGGGCGGTATCATGCGTATCGGTCTACAAGATGGTGGTGGACCAAAGATCGGGCGACGTGGATTTTTAGGAATGCTTGGAGCAGGTATTGGTAGTTTAATGATGCCTAAAGGTGTTAAGAAAGTTGCAGAGATGGCAGCGCCTGCAGCAAGAGTAATTAAGCCAACACCTGGAATGCCTGAGTGGTTTCCATTCTTAGTTAATCAGATTAAAACAAAAGGTAAGATTACAAGAGAACCTGACTATAAAGATTTTACATCAGGTGGTGACACAAACGTTGTATACAAATTGAAAGATAAAAATTTATCAGGTGGTGATATAATTTTAGAAGAAGACATGCAGTCTGGTATCGTTTCAGTTTATGGTCGAGGTGACGATGGTCAACAAGTAAGCATGGATTATTTTCCTGGTGATAGAACAGCAACAAAACAAGGCGTACAAGAATCTCCACCTTCATTTGAAGTAGGTGAATTTTTTAAAGGTGAAATACAAGACTACGAAAACTTAGCTGATACTGTAGACGATTTACGTGGTGGTTTAATATCTTGGGAAAAAGTATCAGGCATAGGCAGATCACCAAAAGAAAAAATAGAACGCATGATGAAAAATTTTGGAGAAGAGTTTAAAAACCCAAACATTGAACCTGGTGATGATTTTATAAAAAAAGCACAAGGCGGTGGAGTGGGATCACTATTTAAAGAGAGGACAGCATAATGGCGATAGATAAAGATATACCTAACGAACAGGATAGAGCCAAGATAGAAATCGAGGCTAACGAACAAGAGGTTGAGGTACAACAGGATGAACCACAAAAAGGACCTGTTGAGATAAATGAATTAGAGGATGGCGGAGTTGAAGTAGATTTTGATCCGCAAGCAGTTACAGCTGAAGGTGGAGAAAACCACGAAGCAAATTTAGCTGAGTATTTAGATGACGATGTTTTAGGTGAGGTGAGTTCTGAACTATTATCAAACTTTACAGATTATAAATCTTCTCGTGATGATTGGGAACAAGCATACATAAAAGGTTTGGACCTACTTGGTTTTAAGTATGAAAACAGAACTGAACCTTTTCAAGGTGCATCTGGTGCAACACACCCAGTATTAGCAGAAGCTGTAACACAGTTTCAAGCATCAGCTTACAAAGAACTATTACCATCAGGTGGACCAGTTAGAACTCAAATAGTTGGACTAACAGATGAAATGAAAGAAGCACAAGCAGAACGTGTAAAAGAATTTATGAATTATCAAATTATGGTTGAGATGAAAGAGTACGAGCCAGAGTTTGATCAAATGTTATTTGACCTACCACTTGCAGGATCAACATTTAAAAAAGTTTACTATGATCAAACTATGATGCGTTGCGTGTCTAAGTTTGTACCTGCTGAAGATTTAGTTGTGCCTTATAGTGCAACATCCTTACAAGAAGCAGAATCAATTATGCATGTAATAAAAATGTCAGCTAACGATTTACGCAAACAACAAGTTAGTGAATTTTATAGAGACATAGATCTCGGTAGTTTTTCTTATGAGCCAAATGATATTGAAGAAAAGAAAGCCGAGCTCGACGGTGCAAGTGTCAATAACAAAGACGAAGTATACACACTTATCGAGTGCCACGTAGATTTAGATTTACCAGGCTATGAAGATAAAGACATGGAGACTGGTGAAGAAACAGGAATTAAACTTCCATACATTGTAACACTTGTTGAAGGATCTGGTGATGTATTAGCAATCAGAAGAAACTACGATCCAAAAGATGCAACGCGACAAAGAAAAGATTATTTCGTACACTTTAAGTTTTTACCAGGACTAGGCTTTTATGGATTCGGCCTCATCCACATGATCGGCGGTTTATCTAGAACTGCTACAACTGCATTAAGACAACTTCTCGATGCGGGCACCTTAGCTAATCTCCCTGCCGGATTCAAACAAAGAGGCATCAGAGTTCGTGACGAAGCTCAACCGTTGCAGCCGGGCGAGTTCCGTGATGTTGATGCACCTGGTGGAGATTTAAACTCTGCGTTTATGATGTTACCTTTCAAGGGACCAAACCAAACGTTACTACAATTAATGGACGTTGTTGTCGGAGCAGGACAAAGATTTGCAAGTATCGCTGACATGCAAGTTGGTGACGGCAATCAGAGCGCTGCGGTAGGCACGACTGTTGCATTAATGGAGCGTGGATCGCGGGTTATGTCTGCTATACACAAGAGAGCATACCAAGCAATGAAAGCTGAATTTATGTTAATGGCTGATGCTTTTGCAACATACTTACCACCCGTATATCCGTACAACGTAGTTGGTGGACAAAGACAAATTAAACAAATGGATTTTAGTCCAGAGATTGATGTTGTACCAGTTGCAGATCCAAATATCTTTTCACAAACGCAACGTATTGCTATGGCACAAACAACAATGCAAATGGCACAAGCAAATCCTGCAATGCATAACATGTATGAAGTTTACAGAGACCTATACGAAGCGTTGGGTGTAAAAAATATTGACTCAATACTAAAAAGACCACAGCAACCACAACCAATGGACCCTGCTATGGAAAATATTACAGTTTTAGGTGGTGGACAGATCAAAGCATTTCCTGGTCAAGACCATAAAGCACACATGGATGCACATTTAACGTTCATGGCGACAAAAACAGTGCGAAATAACCCTGTTGTAATCGCTTCCTTGCAAAAAAACATCATGGAACACATCGCTTTAATGGCTCAAGAGCAAATTGAGATGGAATTTAAGGAAGAATTGATGCAATTACAGCAATTACAGATGCAAATGGCACCAATACAGCAACAAATGCAGATGAATCCGCAAGCATTGCAACAAAACCCGCAAGTTATGCAGATGCAACAGCAAATGCAGGGCCTAACACAAGCAATTGAGGCAAGAAAAGCTACTTTAATTGCTGAAACACTAGCTGAATACCAAGCAGAAGAAGAAAAACTGTTTAATGAGGTCGGTGATGACCCTCTAATTAAGTTAAAATCAAGAGAAGTTGATTTAAAGGCACAAGAAGAGATGAGAAAAGAAGAAGAGGGCAAACAAAAAGCAAATATGGATAAATTAAAACTTATACAGAGCAGAAAGATCTCCGAAGATAAACTTGAACAAGATGATGAACATGCTAAACTGCGTGCATCCGTATCTTTAGCAAAAGATGGTATAAAACAAATGCGAGCAACAGTTATTGAGGGAGAATAATGGCAGTAGAAAAAGCGATAGTGTTTGATGACCTACAAAAAGGCGACGACGAAGCT